CAATGTCCGACAGTTTCTGATTTTCAAACGCCTTCGTATTCTTTGTCCGCAGTGATTCAGTTTTAGGTGCCGATAGGCCACCGATCTCAATCTCATCGCCATCACGACCGCCCCTCACCACCCACTCATCGATGCTAAACCGTCCGGCATAAACCAACTCATTAGCATAACCTAACCACACCTCCATCACATCACCGGCCTGCGGCGCGTATTCCTTCAACCATTTGCCATCACTATTGTGCATCGACAGCGTCAATTCATCGCTCTCACCATGGCGCTTATCAATATAAGTCACCGATAGCGCATAACCGCCAAACACCTCCGTCACATCCAGCCCTTGATACACCACCTTAAACGCCGGTTCACGGTCGCGTGGCGACATCATCATATGACGCTCCCGTCTTGGCTAACCTTGCCATGTTTCCACGGCGGCAAATGTTCATCACTTACCGCATTATCTGCCTCAATCAATGGCACTCTCAAGATAAGCCCGGCGGGCAACATGGCTGGCACGGCAAAACTGTCAAACGCCGCACAATTGGCCTTTATCAACACACTCTGCCTGGTGACATCACGATAATAGAAAAACGCCAAAGCATCCCACCTGTCACCGTCCTTTGTCAGATATTCAATATAGGCACCATTATTATTCACTGGTTTCATTTTTTCCTCTCTTCGCTTGTGTCCAAAAAATCACCAATTTTTTTGAGGATCATCGTCTCGCCTCCGGCTTGTTTTCAGGGCGTGACAGCCCCGAACCGCCGCGCATTTGCTCCATCAACGCATCCAGCGGGTTAACCAATGGCACTTCCAGCAACGTCATGGTGCATTCCATCCGCACCACCACCCCGCCACGCCTGGTGGTCTTCAGATTATTCTTATCCAAACTCTCCACGACATAACGCACCCCATTAAAGCCGCCTTGCGTAATGAACGGCAACGGTCTTTTCACCTGATAGGCCGCCCACAACCGCGCCCACTGCACCGATGGATTGCAAAACCTCTCATCGAAGAAAAAATCAATCTCTCTTTCATCAAGCTCGCGGTCAATCTCTTGCACCACAGGCTTGCCGCGTATCACCTCGTGCCTCGCCCATGTATTCTTAAAATGCTCCTTATCCGCCACGGGGCCAGTCATGTAATCATTCGGGCCGAAAGTGCCGAGGATAATATTCCCAAGAAAGCTCAACAACATCGCCTCTCTCCTCTAATAGGCCTTTCTTCAATACGCTTTTCTGGCCTTGTTATCCGCCACCCGCTCCAGTATCCGCGGCAACTGCTTCTTCAATTCTGCCATCACATCACGCATCACGCCCTCAATCGTCGCCCTGTCGCCCTTGCCTTCGATATTGATCACCGGAGAAAAATTCAAAGACACCATGCTGCCGCCGCTGCCACTGGCGGCAACGCTGGCCGAGAGAGGCTGCGACAGTCCCATGCTCAAAGAACCATTCAAGACTTGACGTACCCCCGCCGCCACTTTTCCCGCTGCCCTGATCGCGGGCAATGGCCGCATCGCCGCCGCCAGTGTCTCGGAAAAGCGCACCCGATCCAAATCCGACAGCGGCCCAACCTTGGCAGGATTATGCGGTAAATAATCCCGAATTTGCCCCACCACATCTTTTGTTGCCGCAACCGCCTCTCTTGCGCCATTCCTGATGCCCTTGGCAAAAGTCTTCATCAGAGCCATCCCGTGACTTTCAAATGTTGCTCGTGATACGATTTCTGAAGCCGCCTTGATCGCGCCCTCAAAGCCTTGTGCAATGCCGCCCGCTCGTGTCATCACCTCTGCCATGTTATTTTGAATTTGAGCTAACGCTCCATTGACAGGGTCAAAATCAACCCCAGACAAAGCATTCAGCCTCACCTGCAACAGCTCGACATCAGCCACCGCCTTGGCCAGTTTTTCGGGAGTAACAACAGTCGCAGCATCCCGCCAAGTCGGGCAAAAGGCACCAATCCGGCCAATAAAGCCAATTGCCGCACCGCCAAAGCGCACAAAACTCATGAACGGCGGAGGCCTCCTGACCAAAGCCGACCGCCATCCTAAACAACGACGGCGCAACGGGAAGTGCAATCAGGATAAGAGCGAGATTCTCCCATCCGCCAACATTAAGGCGCAATCGCATCCAGTAATGAGAAGATCTTCTCGCCCGCCGCCCATAATTTTTGTGCGACAGCCCAACCGATAGTCATGGCTTGAATCAAAGCGTCTGACACCTGTTTGCACCAGCGTTCTAATGAACCGTCAGCGGCCCAACCGTCAATCAGGGCAACGATTTTATCCAGTTTCTCGGAGAGAAAATCAAACACCCCGGCATTCATGATCGCCATCGTCACCCGAGACCATGTGTCGGATATCTTCCACATCATCCCGTCCCAGCTCTTGGCAAATTCTTCCCCCGCACCGCCAAAACGCATGGCCATTATTTTCTCAATCGCTTTTGCTTGAGCGACGACATTATTGTCGCGGGCTTTATAATACTTCATCTTGCCGTCTTTATCGGCAAACATATATTCAATATATTTGCCGTTTTTCTGCACCTGAATGCCGAAGGCTTTCAAGCCCGACATATTACCCGTCAAAGCATCAGAGTAAGACCGTACTGCCTGATCCAGCGAATTATTAGTCCCCACAGCCATATCAGACAGCAGCTTTAACGCACCCTTGGTCGGGTCAATGCCAATCGTCTTCAACTGGATATAAGAACGCGCCAGATCACCAATGCCATGGGGTGGCATTTGCGCTTTTTTTACCCATTCCATGGCCGCCGCGGCTTCCTCTGATGACTTGGTCACAGCCCGCATTTGCAATTCTAACTGCTGATACTCCCGCGTCTCCTTTGCCTCAAGCATCGCCGCACCAAAGGCCGCCCCACCCGCCGCCATCGCCGCGCCCCCTAACCACATGCCGTATTTGGCCGCTCCTCTTGCCCCGCGTCCCAGATTGCCAATCCCCGCCCCCTCGCGCCGTTCAATCACCTCCGGCCCGTGATGAAAGTTCACAGCCATTATTTGGCCTCCTTCTTTTTGGAATTGGCATTAGGCACGGCTACTGCCTCTGGTACTGGCGCGGCCAGTGCATCTGGCGACGGTGTGTCGACTGACACTACCAGCAGCCCCAGCCCGATCAGTGTCTTGATTTCGGGATGATCATCGGGCAAATTATACACCCGATCAGGAACCAGATTGCCGTCAAATACCACTTTGCCCGTCTTGATGTCCTTGATGGATCGCGCTTGAAACGCGCCCTTGTAAATCACTCGTGTCATGGTCTGACACCTCCTTCAAATTGTATCGCTGCCAAAGCTGGAATATGATGGCTAAACTCCATCACGAACCGCCAGCCACCGTCTATCCGCGCATCCAGCCGGTCAGACACCGGCACCAACGGCGTTGCCCCGACAAGTGATTGCCCCTGTAACGCCAATCGTACCGCCGCGTTTGATGATACCGCCCCATCTCTGGCATTACGAAGAGAGCGCACCAGCACAAATATCTGCCAGTTGATGGTTCGCCGCGGGCTGTAGGCACTTGTCGGCGCATCCTCGACGCCCGAATAGCTTGATCCATTAAACAGGGTGAATACCGCTGCCTCATGGACGCTTAAAAACTCAAAATTCTCGATACTGTCGTTAAACGGCTCAATGATGCTAAAAATACCGCCCGTGGTCGCTTTCAAACGCGCAATCATTGCATCTTCAAGCCGCGTCAGCATATCCGCTTTGCCAATATTGACTGTGACAGGATGATTACTCATTTGTAGCCCTCCAGCCCTGCCTTCATCCGGCTCTCCGGCATGTAACCCTTCACCGTCTCGGCATAGGTGCCGCCGTCCGGCTGGTTGCCGTCGCCATCACCATCCAGGGTAATCCGTCCCAGCGCAATGTCTTTCAAAATGGCAATCGCCTTGTCATAGCGGTCTTTCACCAGCTCCGACATCGATGACGACTGATCGCCGGTTGACCTTAAAGAAAACCGCGCCAGATCATGCGCTAGGGCGCAGACTCATTAATTTTCAGGATAATTTGATAACGGCGAGATGAATCGATGCAATGAAGTTATCATCTCGTCAGTCATATCGTGTAGCGATAG